GCCATAGGAGGTACCAGATATATTTTGATTAATTTTTATTATTCCAGATGTAAAGCTTGAAAGGACTAAAACTACGTGATGTGGAAAACCTACTGTAAAGTAACTTGAGCAATTTGTTTGAGATGTCACATCTTTGCCATTTACATACACGCTTGTAATTCCGCTTTTATTTATAGTCCGATCTGCAAGCCACTCAAAGACCTTTGATCCATTTGAGAATAAAACATGTTTACCAGATCCTGGGGTATATATCATTTCAATAGATCTTGATGGTGAGGCTGACTCTATATTGAACCCGCCTGATTCATGCATGGACAGACCATTATCATTGCTATATGAAAGTATTCTTTCATTATATCTAGAAAGATCATAGTCTTTATCTGAGAAGATTCTGTCCCCAGAGTTATCTGCATAGTAATCTAAATTATTAAAAAAATCTATTGATAAAGTTTCTATCTTGGGAATATCAAAAGATGTATCATCGGATGACATGGTTACTTTAATATATGCACGTTCATTAGATGTAAGATCATCTTTAGTAAAATAAGGCAAAGATTTATTATTTTTACAATCTTTCCAGTTTGTTAATCCATCAAGACTAATTTGAACAGAAATGTTGTCAATGTCTGGTGAGTAGTTTAGCTGTGAACTATTAATTCCAATACCAGAAGGAACTATAATTTCTTGTGTAAAATCAAAAGATGCTGCGTATGAGACATCTGTTTTAGGAAATGTTATGTAATCTTGGTCTATAGATAGAACTGCATCTCCATTAATTAGATCTGACCATTTAATTGCAGATGGGTAGTAGTATTGTTTTACTGGCATTATTTTTGAATGATTCAATGTAAATAAAACTCCACCGTCTGGTTCTACTATTTGTAAATGATTTAATTCATAAGATCCAGCAGTATAATGATTTTTTATTTTATCCTCAGATAAAACATATCTATAAAATGCAACACAATCAATTACAAATGGCTCAGACTCATTAGAAGGACCACTCATAAATGAAACTGTTGAGTTGCTAAATGGGTAAGGCTCTGCAATAAATTTAGTTGATTTACTTATTCCATTAATATATAATATTATTGATGAGCCATTATATACAGCAGAAATATATGATACTGATGTTTTTTCTATTTTTGCAATAGCAATAGATGAACCTAAATAAAATAAAATATTACCATCTTTATAAGTTAAGCCAATTAAATTAGTATTATCAAATGCTAAAGGTATTTCATTAGTAGAATTTTGTGGAGGTTTAAACCAAAGGTCTATTGAAAACGGGTTATTCTTATATATTGAATTAGCCATTCCTGGTGATACGTATATAATCTTTGTATCAGAATTCATCTTTGTTCCAGCTATTGATCCAGGAACCAAAGGCATTAATACTGCATTTGATGAGTTAAACGATACTCCATTATTACTATTTCCAGAATAATCATATATTACCGACCCTCCGAGATTGGCATAAGAAATACCATTATCTCTTAAATCAGCGTATGTAGCATATTGTGTTTTAAGGGCATCATATGAAACTGTGGTGCCAGATATTACTTCATCTAATAAATAAAATGATGTTGGGTGGTCATTTAAGACTACGCTTTTGTATGACATCCCAAACCTACTTTTCTTCTAGTGATTTTACTCTTGCTGTAAGTTCTTGTACCGCTTTAATTAATGGAGAAATAAATTCTTCGTACCTTAATGCTTGTTGTCCTTCTGCATCATTCACATCAGAAATTACCCAGCCGCCGAAGTCAGCAATATTGACTTCATCTAAGACAGACTTTACCTCTTGTGCAATTAATCCGTAATGTGTTCTATCTCCACCAATTTTATTATATTTAACTGGGTTTAATTTATTAATAAAATTTAATCCAAGGTCAGATGTCAATATATTTTCTTTTGTTCTTTCATCTGATATAACAGTTGCTGCTGAGTTTAAATATATGTTTTTCCATCCTCTAGTTACGTTATCTGTTCCAGAGTTAATTGGACCAAGCAAACCTAAAGTAAATGTATTTGTTGATAGTGGATACCAGGCAGAGTTGACTCCAGTTGCAGATGTTGCTGTTGTTTGTAGCGCAATTCTTGTTGCAATTGGATCAATAACAGCATTTGATCCTGCTGCGCCAGTTGCGCCAGTTGCGCCAGTTGCACCAGTATCTCCACGAGGAATTGTAAAATTTAAAATAACATTGCTAGATGTTCCAGTATTTGTAACAATAGCGTTTGTTCCTGCTGCACCTGTAGTTACTGGGCTAGCAATAGTAATTGTTGCTGCTGCATCACCTTTTGGACCAGTTGCTCCAGTTGCTCCAGTTGCTCCAGTTGCTCCAGTTGGTAAAACTAAATTTAAAACTTGAGATGGAGATGTGCCAGTAATTGTTGCAGAAGCTAATGCGCCAGATTCAACTGTTCCAATTGTTAAAACATTTGATGGACCAGGGCCACCAATTACTCCATCTTGACCTTTTGGAATATTAAATGTTAAAGATTGTGATGGAGATGTTCCGCTAATAGTTACCGAAGCATTTTGACCAGCATTTATTGTATTTGTTGAAGCAATGGTTAAAACGTTTGAAGGGCCTGTTGCTCCTTGGGGTCCAGGATGAGCAGCAATATATGTAGCAATATCATTACCTAAAATACCAAGGTCCCTAGGTACGTCGGGAGAATCCGAGTAACTTGGGAAGTGCCATCCATTAACGCCTACTGTTGCCATTTTTTAATTATACCATTAAGCCTTTATACACAGAAAGGTGTGAGGTATATCTTTTGCCAGACAAAACTTCATTTACCTTATGAAGATACGGCTCTTGACTTGGAAATATTATTAGGCTGCCCTCTTGTGGCTTTATTGACAAGCCTTGGTTTGGAAACTCTATCTCGCCACCCTCATAGTCATCATTTAGATAAGCTATCATTGAGAATGCTAGTGTTGTATGTCCGTCATAGTTATCACAATGTGGCCCCATGCCAGAACCTGCTGCCCATTCTCTAATTGGAATTTCTCCCATTGGAAGTATGTAATTTTTTCCGTCAATATTTCTTGACTTTAAATAATTATCAAGACACATTTCAAATGCCATTTTTAAACTATTACTTATGTAAAGAATTTTTTGATCTAGTCTGGAACCAGAATTATTTTCTTTTATGCTATTAGTTAAAACATTTTTATTTTTTCCGTATACAACATTGACATCATCACTTGCTGTCCATGGGATCCACTGTGTTATTTTTGAATAACTCTCTTGGCTTTCATCGACCTCATTGATAAAATCAACTAGTTCTTTTGGATAGCTTAAAACATTTTTAAAATGCCATATGCCATCTTCTAAAGCATTTGGTATGAACATGTGATACATGTCATTTGGATTAAAATCTTTTTTATCTTCTATCATTAGATATTCTCTACTTCTGAGGCTGGGACTGGTGCTCCGTACGGGGTTAACCTTAAACCTTTTTCACGAACTTGTTTCCACTCTTCTTGTTCGCCCTTTTGATGTGCTCTAACTTCAGCTAGCTCTTTTGCCCATTCATCTCTAAGCTCTTGAGGATAATCAGACTCTTCTCTATCGTCCCAAAAAGATCCAAGCGTATATCTTGGCGCTCCTTTTACTACGGTAACCTCATGCATATTTTTATGACCACCATGAAAAATTAAAAATGACCCAGCTTTTGGCGTAACCTCAAAAGGCTTGTTTCCATGATCTGCGTCAAACTTTAAAAGGCCTCCTTCAAAATTGTCATTCAGATAAAGAAAACCAGCGTATCTACTTCTTGTAAACGCACCCATCTTTCCTTCTGAATCGCTATTGTCTGAGTGCTTGGGTGCAAATGCTCCTGGTAGCCATCTTTGTACGTGAAAACTAATCTTAGACATCTCTTCTGGAGTTTTACCAGCTAGCTCTGCTGCAGACTCTTTAAATCTATTTTGCAAGTCTGAAAACCATGTCTCTGAAAGTCCAAGTTCTTTTAGTACTGGTTCACCGTCATAAGGGTACCTGGCTGAGTAGGACTCATAAAAAGAAATTCCTTTCCAGTAATCTGGGTCGGACTCCACGAGTCTATCAAGGACTCCAAGAACAGCTTTACATTCTTCTTTTGTTATAAAGTCCTCATACAAAAATATATCTTCTGTTAGTTTTATTAAGTTCATTACATTCCCTCTGGGCCTGATTTGTTTCCAGTTAAGTCATCATACTTTGTTGGAACACCATCTTGTAGGTATCTCATATTTCTAGGATTTTCGTGCTCTAATCTTTTGAATTCTTTTTTCATCCAGTTAGCAGCGCCTAGTTTCTTTTGATTTTCTAACCACTCTGGATGTCCGTCATAGGGGTACATAACAAAGTTTCTTACAAAGAATTTTTCTCCATTATATATTGTTTTAACCCCGTGGAAATATGGGTCGTCTGAAGGGAATACCAATATATCACCAGCTTGTGGCTTATGATTAATGATATCACCATTGACAAAAAACTCAATGTCTCCTCCATCATAATTATCATTAATATACATGGTGCAGGTTAATTGAAATTTAGATCCTGGCATGTCTCTTTCTGAAATAATAAAGTCTGTGTGGTATTGCATGGTCATCTTATTGTCAAGTACGTCAACTTGATCTGTATACTTTGAAAAAGAGCATCCGCTAAAATGCCAATTAGGCTTTAATTCAATGTCATGTCTTTTAATATAGTCAAGCAATACTGCATCATAAGCAGCTTGAATTTGATCAACAAAATCTTTTTCTTCTATAAACATTGGGTCAGATTTTTGATTTTCATCTACCTCTAATGAATTTTTTGCTTGAGAGTAAGTACCAAAATGTGCCCAAGGGTCCCATGTCTTTAGAAAATGCTTACCTTCAGAAGTCTGTTCTGATTTTTTCATTGTCTCATACAGAGCCTGTGGGTCCTTTAAAACATTTCTGTAGACATCTACCTTTGGATATAGCTCTACGTATTCTAAATTTGTCATGGCTGTCTTTCTCCTGTATGTTTCATTATCGTCCAAAAAAATGGCGAAGTAAATCTATTTCCTGCTGTGACTGGCCTTACACCGTGTGTGTAATACATATCTCCTGGGAAAAAATATGCTGCACCTGCCTTTGGTTTAAACTCAATTCCGTGTTGTGGAAAATATAACTCCCCGCCCTCATAGTCATCATTAAAATAAAATAGTCCAGCTAGGTCGTACCAAGGAAAATCATTTGGCCTTCCTTTTTCTATTCCAGTATGAAACTCTTTATCTGCATGTGGCTCTTGTCTTGCACCAACAGGCCATCTTACAATTGCGGGGCCAGTTTCTTGTGCATCTACACTAAAAAATTTATCTACTTCAATTTTTAATCTTGCGATCATTGAATTAATCAACTCTAATATTGTTGGGTCTGACTCCATCAAAGAGTTGTATGTACATACTCGATCTTTCCATATGTTTGCATCATATAGCACAAGGCCATCCTCATCTACATGGGTTTCAGTCTGATCCCAAACTTTATTATTTAAAGCAAGGAAGGCGGAGTTACCCGAAATGATGGTTGAGAGCTTAATTTTACTTAAAGAATTATTTACGGCTTGGGTATCCTCG